GTCGTCTCTCTTTAGGCCCCTAATAATAACAATGTCTTCCTTAGCTGGAGTTTTCCCGTTGATTAATTTGCTCTCTTCTATGTTCTGGTTGAACTGAAGGGAGGTTATTACGCCCGTCTCATCTGAATTAGTTAGTCTTATGTAAGTCGAGCCTTTTCTGGACTTTCCCTTATAGTAGTCATCAACTGTTGAAACAAACCCAACTCTTGACCCTACTGGGCTGTTGTTCACTTCTCTGATGCTTTGGAGGTTTGGTATGCTTTGGCGAAAGACGGTTCTGAGGGAATTAGCGTGGGAATATCCCAAAAGCTTTTTCTCGTAATACCAATTAGCTAAACTTTCTGACTTGCTATTTTGCTGGTAAATTTCCTTGTAAGGAGCGTACTTCTTTTTAATAGTTTCAAATCTCGAAGCTCTTATGTAAATCTTTCCGTCCTCATCTTCTTTACCAACTAAATCTTTAATAATTTTAATTAAATCAAAATCAAACTTTTCTCCAAACTTGTAAACCACCCTTTTCTCTCTTTGCGTTAAGATGTTCCAAAGCTGAGCCTCTAGGACTATCTTGCTTCTTGATTGGGAAAACCCTTCGAATGCGCCAGCTTGTATTAACGCAGACAAAACACCTATGCCAACTTTTGCTTCGCTGGCTGCTTGAAAGACTTCGAACTTATTCGAAAACTCTGCCCTAAAATTATTTAGCTTTTCAATGGTTTTATCTGAGATCCCTTTTATTGATATTAGGCCGTACCTTATGTCTTCTCCCTCGATGTAAAAGTCTATTTTAGACTTGGTTATATGGGGCGGCAGAAGCTTTATCCCAAATAAGTCTAACTCCACTTGTATCTTGTTTATTTCTGATAGGGGGTCTGGCTCGTGTTTGGTCATCTTCAAAAGAGATAAGAAGAACTCTTTCGGATATTTAAACTTTAAATAAGTTGTAATAGCAGCTAGGGCGGCATAACAAATAGAATGAGCCTTGTTGAAAGAGTAGTTGGCAGAGTCTTGCAGCACCTTCCATAGGACGTCTCCTACGTCTACGTTGCCTTTCCCTCCTGTCCATTCGTCGCTGAGTCTATTTTCGGCGACCTTCTCGCGAATCTTCTTTTTCCACTGCCTGACCTCTTTGGTCTTCTTTTTACCTACGATTCTCCTGAGGATCTCGGCTTCGTCTAACGTAAAGCCAACCTTATGCGCCATCTGCATCATTTGTTCTTGATACAGGGCAACCCCACCGGTACTTTTAAGGATATCGTCAAATAAAGGATGTATGGGCTCGTAGATATCGTGGTTAGCGTAACTGGCGTATTGGTCCACGAAAGCTAATGCTCCCGGTCTTCCTAGGGCCAGCACTGCGCTTAACTCTTCTAGATTTTTGGGCTTAACTTTTTGACAAACCCTGTAGTTTGTATCGGCTTCAATTTGAAACAACCCGTGGGGGGCTTCTAGGTCCTGCAGCTTTCTGTATATAGCAGGGTCATCAAGGTCAATATCCTCAACTTTAATGCCTATTCGCTTACACACGTCACTCACAACAGAAACGCTCCTAAGTCCAAGGATATCAAGCTTAACGTTAAAAAGTGAAACCCAATTCATATCGAAAGAAGATACGATAGATTTATCGCTAGTTAATTCTACTGGACAGCTATTCTCTAGATTGTCGTACGAAAGTAATATGCCAGATGCGTGAACGCTTTTATTTTTGATTAGCCCTCTCAATTTAAGAGCTATACGATATGCTTCTTTATTTTCTGTCTCGTCGCACCACTCTTTAAATTCTGGCACTTCATCGTAGGATTCTTCAAGATCTTTAACTTGGCCAAAAATTTTAGGTATGAGCCCGGAAACCATATTCATCTCTACTTCACTCTTACTGGCTATGATTTTACCGCATTCTTTTATGAGGAGTTTGCCGCTTAGGGTATTAAGGGTTAAAATTTTAGCGGTCTTTCCTTTGAATTTTTTGTCTATGTATTCAAGAACTTTATGTCTGTTATAGTAGCAAACATCATTATCGATATCAACCATCAGGCTACCGTCAAGGTATGTGACTCCGTCCACTACTTTTTTCTTAGCTCGAATTTTTGATATGAATCTTTCGAAAAATAAGCCATACTTAATGGGGTCTAGGTTGGTCACTCCTAAAAGATACAAGACAAGGCTGCCTGCCGCTGATCCGCGGCCAAGACCTAATGGAATATCGTTCTCTTTGCAAAAATTTATAACGTCCCAAGTCAATAGCATATAGTCTACGAAACCGAGCTCTTCCATTGTTTCTAATTCGTGTTCTGCTCTGTCTGTGTACTCTTCTGCTTTTGATGGGTCTATTTGCTTCGCCAGCATTCTTCTTTCGTAGCCTTCATAGCAGAGACGGCGTAGTATCTTTACGTTGTCCTCTGACTTGCTGGCGTCTAACCTATCTCTTAGGGAGTCGCTTATTTGAAAAGAGGGTAACCTGACCCCGTGAAGGGGTAGGTCTATTTTTTTAAATTTTTTTGTAAAAGCGTCTAATGTCATAATTCAAGAGAATACTTAAGTTTGTTCCATACTTTCAAATTAAGCTCTAAGTCAACAAGGGCATTGTGTAAGTTTTCGTAGTCGTGTTTTATGCCAAGCTCTTTGCTCAAAACAGGCAAACTAGTTCTAATCCCTTTTCTCCTTGTGTTGTAAATCCTGTACTGGTACTCAGCAAAATTTGAGCCCGCTTTGTATGGTATCTCCATCTTTATTCCGCGGGCAACGCAATTCGTATCTATAATTTTTGGTACTAATGGCCTATAGTCCGCGCCGTGTATTTTATAAAGCTCTTTGATTAAATAAATATCAAAACCAAGTATATTGTGCCCAATAATATAATCAGCCTCATCCAACCATTTTTGTATAGTTGGCAGTGTTTGTTCGAGTGTCTTTCCATTCTTTTGAACAAAGTCGTCATCGTATTGTGTTATCCTTGCTGCGTCTTCGCTAATCTTAAAGTCCGTGTCCCATTTAATGTAATAGTCTCTTTCGTCTGTCTTTTTGGTTCCGTCTGTCTCTATCATTGAGACCTGCCAAGTTACATTGTGGCAAAAGTTTAGACAAAGGTTGTATGTCTCGCAGTCAATGAAAACTAGCTTTTTATCTTTTCTAAATCTAAGCAAGTGCTCGTCCATAATTAATAGTGTCCTCCTTCGTAAGTACCCTTGGGTAAATCGTCTAAACTACCGCCCGAATTTAACTTCGAGATTGGTATGTTGTAACAGTCCGCCTTAAAGGTGAAATTATTATCCGGATCTACCTCTCCCTTTTTGTGGAAGGTTGCATTTTTATAGAAGTCTGTCTTGCTTATTTTCCCCAAGTACCAAGCTTGTTTTAAATTATTTAATACGCTAACAAAAGCATATTCATCACAGTTCTGCTTGGTGTTGAAATCGGCGACAGAACATTCGTAATAGGGTTTTGGGGGAACTGTTCTCTCTTTGGTTTTAACATCAACCTTCGTGTCGTTGTAAATTAAATCATAGTCGTAAGTGTCTTTAATTTCCGCATTCAATACGTACTTTGCCACCTCTTCTCCTATGTAGGCCACTAGGCTCCCTTCTCCGCTCCTTATTGAATTATTTAGCAAGGGGAGTTTCTCGGCTCTGCCCTTCGCTCGCGCGATAGCTGGTTCTGTAATGTCAAACTTTCTCATATATGTAGTCCACTGTTAAGTTGTCTCTTTCGCGGATTTTTTTTTGCTTTTGGCCTTTTCTTGTTGCTCTTCCCAGCTCTCAAAACTAAACTCATTTGAGCACAGGTGGTCGAACTTGGGGTTCTCTAGGGTTGACCTGTTGTTTATGCATTTGAAAGTTGCATAAGCTTTAAAGTCCTCCTTGTTCTCGTAATATATGGATTTGGTCGGCAGGGTGTCGAATTTATTATCCTTGCAGTATTTCATCACCTTTTCTCTTACGAGATAGTCAAATGGTAAATCATTGTCCTCTAGGAAAAATACAGGCTTGGCGAAGCTGAAGTCGGGAAAGCAAATCGCAAAAGTCAATGCGTTGTTAAATAAAAACGAATCATAAAAAGGTACACAAAGCTGTAAGTCTTTTTCGCTCCAATATTTGGATAAAGTTTTTAAATCTATTCTGGGTTGGTAGTAAAACCCATCACAAGCTGCCCAACTGGAAATCTTAATCAATCTTTTGTAGCCCTCTATGTTTTTAACTAGTATTACATATTTGCATTCTTTCTCTAGGGATTCCTTATTTTTCTCTAGGGCATTCTCACATACAGTAAGCCTTAACCCAAACACAAGTTTAACTTTTGCTTCTTCGCAATTTTTATAAGCCTCTAAAAAGCCGTTCATTCCGTCCTCGACTAAGAAAACGGTCTCCATCTTCTTCCTCTTGGCTATCTCCACAATAGATGAGGGGTGGTTGGGTTTTTCTTCCTCTTGATTTTCCAAAGTCAAGATAGACCTGCCTATGCTATAGTGCGATTTAAATAAGGGTATAGAGTGCATCTATGCTTTAAGCATAGCTCTAACTTAAGCCAAAGTCAAGTTAAAAATCAGAAAAATCGAAAGCCTTTTTTTCCAAAACCGGTTTGCTTGCTCCGAACCAAGCTGGGCAGCCTTTGTATTCTTTCTTTTCTATCTTTTGACCTTTGGTGGCTTTTAGGTCTTTTTTGCTGTAGGCGCTTTTTATTATCTTATTTGACTTTTTGTCAATCAAGCTATAAAAAACAGAAGGTCTCCTTACTGGGCATATCCACTTTCCGGGCTTCTCGCTTCCGCAAAGCCACCTGTATTTGTAGCCGTGCTTGGCTAGGTTCTCGTGGGCTTTGTCTTCGTCGTAGTCAGAAAGTAGATCGGCAAGCTCTGATAGAAAAATCTCAAATCCATCTAGCTCCTCTTCTGTCAGTTTAGGCGCGGCTTGTTCGGCGCGATCCGGAAACCTTAGAAATAAAAACTTGACTTCTGGTATGATCCCGTCTTGCTTGAAAGTGGCCAACGAATACATCAAGGCTTGATAATTAGACTCTATCTCCTCTTTGTTGAATCTGGCCTTACTGCTTTTGTAATCCCAGATATCTATTTTATTTTTATAAAAAGCTTTTTTATCAATGAAGCCGTTAATAACAAAATTTTCTCCTTCTATTTCAAAGTGCTCTTCTTCTTTTAGCTGCTTGCTTCCTTTGCAATAAAAGTCATGATTAAATCCAACGTATAGCATTTGGTATATCAGAGCCATGTTGTCTTTGTCGTTAACGTTTAGTCTTTTTGCGTGTTTATTGAGGAGTCTGTTGACAGGTTTGATTCTTAGTATCGCTGTGGGGCTTTTTTTGAGTTTGGTGAAGTATTTTTTCTTATGCTTTGGTTTGAGTAACAGCTCAAAGATTAAATGAATAATGGTTCCCCTTGATGCGCCGTCGTTTGTCGTGTCGGGCACTTTGAGGTGGTATTTCGAAAAGAAAAGCCAACTACATGAGTCTAAAGTCTTGATTTTGCTGGCACTAAGCCTTACTTTTTCTTTTTTAGCCATTAAAAAATTTTTTTACGAGAGCAGGTTCAGAGAGGTGCATTTCGTTGAAATCATTGTGCCCTTCCGGCAGCTTTATTGTTATTTGGTCTTCGTCGAAGAATTGCAATAATTTTTTCTTAGCTACGCAAGCTGCCTCGTTGCCCGCGCTACTATTTGACGAATCATC